TTTTTTTTACAAAATTTTTATATGGATACCGGTTATTCATCACCCTTTACTTACTCTTTAACTAGTAAGCCTCCAAAAGATTTTAAACTTTATAGAAAAAATTTAGATTAAACTTAATACGATTTTTATAGAATAACTTTATTTTAGAAATAAAAGAAAAAAAGAAAAAAGAGAAAAAAAGTAATTAGTCGTTATAAAAAAAAAGAGAGTAACGACTTTTTAATTTCGTTACTCTCTTAAATAATAAATTAAATTATTATTTTAAGTTATTAACTAAATTCTCGAAATATTTATTATTCTCGATTATCTCGTTACTAACTTTATTATTCTTAATAAATTCTTTATTAGAATTAATTAAATCTAAATAAAGATTTTTTTTAGATTTATCTAAATAAGAATTTAAATCGACTATTAAATTAACTTTTTTAAATCGATTATTTTTAGTAGTATCGTATTCTATATCTACTTTTCTATAATCGTTATTAAAAGCTTCTTTAATAGTAGTCGATAATTTAGCTTTTTCGTAAATAGAAAAACTTTTAGTTTTTTCTCTTTTAGTATTTACTAATCTAAATAAAACTTTTTTAGATTCGTATTCTCTAAACGATAAAGCGATTTTATTCTCTACTAAGTTTTTTTTAGTTTCGATTTTATTCGTATAGTCTATTTCTCTCTCTTTCTAATTAAGTATTAAAATTAATAAAAATTAATTTCTATTAACTTAAATTAACTAAACTAAATATTATTTATAATTAAAAGTATATAGTTAAAAAAATATATTTACTTTAACTTCGTTCTCGTTTCGTTCTTATTCTCGTATAAGTAGTATTTAACTAATTAAGAATAATACTAATATAATAAGTAATAAATAAATAAAATTTCTAAAAAAATAAATAATATAAATAATTCTCTCTTTCTTTTTAATTAATAATTTAATTACTTTATTTAATTAAAAAAAATACGTTAAAATTTAATTTTTATTATTTTAGCGTCTGACGACTGACGATATTTTTTAGAGCTTTTTTCACGCATAACTACTCATTAACCATGCATCCTTATTCATCAAACAAGATCAAAGAATCAAAATCAACGATTCAAGATCAACGAATCAACCTTACTTTAAATTAGTCTTTTTAATTATATAGTCTTCATCGCAGTAATGATCATGGAACTCTTGTCCATCAACTATTTTAAAGATATAAGTTCCTACTTCGTCATCGTGCGATACTTTCCAGTATCCAACTTCTTTACTCTTCCAGAACACTTTACCATCTTCTATACCATCGTCAAGAGTATAGAAGTCTCCTACTTCTTTACCATCATTAGTCGTATATTTAAGGGTCATAGTTTCTCTCTTTCTATTCGTTTAATAATCTAATTATATATTAATCTATTCAACAATAGACAATAATAATATTAGCCTGATCCTTGCTGCTCCGTACTGATCAACTCGGCCCCTGATCCTTGCGGATCCGACAGGCTGGCTGCGGTTTGTTGTTGCGGATCAACGTCATCGACCTGATCACCGATGATCAAGCCGCCTGCATCATCAATCAACAACCCGTGATCAACACGGATTTGGGTCAAGTACTGAGTCAGATCATCCTCGGACATTGAATCAAGAGTGTTTGTTTTAATTTCTTTTTTCTCAACCAAAAACCCTAATAGCTGGGCCTTTAGTCTTATCGCATTCACGGCTGCAGAATATTGACTATCTTTCAAAGCATCTTTGATCAACAAGTCAAGTCTTTCAACCTCTTTTGACACTGATTCGTTAGTCAAGCGCCTCACGTCCGTGCGCAGTCGGTCAATATACTGTATAATCTTATCTTTCTTTAAGTTGCGTGCAGCTTGAACGTGTGCTGATGTAGGACTATATCCAGCGTCAACAGCCGCTTCTCTCTTACCTTTTCCTGCTGCTATACCCTCACAGAACTTCTTTTCAAGGTCCGATAAAGTAGCTTCGTTTGTTTGATTGATTAGGTCTATACTTATCGCCATATTTATCCAATATAGCTATTTATTTTTGATTGTCTATTAGAGTTTTAAAAGTCTTTTTGACTATCGTATTTAACTTTTCCAATAGTTATTGTTATTTCTCTTACTTGTGTAATTTCTCCGCAATTGCCAGTCCACCAGTGAGCGAAATCTTCTGCTGTATCAAAATCTGTGTAAAAGGCATAAGCTAAGTAAGAACTTGTTTTTTCGTTAAAATGTAAATCGAAATTTCCTTCGTTAAGTATATATGCAAATGGGTCTTTCTTTAATTCATCTTTAAGCCAATTTCCATCTTTATTTACTACGATGTATGCTTTAAGTTTTTTATTATTTAAGTCCATTTTTTCTCTCTTTCTTTGTTAATTAATAATTTAATAATAAATTATAAATAACAGTATAAAACAATATAATTACGAATATGACGGTGGGTATTTAGGGAAATACTCTGGTGTTCCTCTATAATAGTAATTTGCTTCAAGACCTTGGTTACAAGAAGTTATTTTTTTACCATACAATTTATTAAATAAAGCACAAGCACGATTAGCTTTTCTAGGATCTTTAAACAAAGTTTTACCTTCTTTTACTCTCTCGCCTGCAGTAAAATACCAGCCACCTTCTTCTTGTCCACCTTCTACTCTATCAGTAGAATAGATAGCCACTTTCCAATAATTAGACTTCATTTGTTTTTCCATTCTGGACACATTTTATCTATTTTAGGCATATTCTTCTTTAACATTTTTTTAATATTTTTCTTTGATAAAGAATAATACTCCTCTCCATTTACTGGATATGTACCTGTTTCGTCCATAGTTGGATCAATTATATAAGTATCATTAAAACTAAAACTAAATAATCCATCTGATACTTTAATTTTAGGTGATTTTTGTATTTTATTCATATCTATATACCTGTGCATCTACACGTTGAATACTAACATCAACTTCTTTTCTTCTTTCACGATGTATTCTATCTACAACCTCCATAGCTTTATACCTAATAGCCGCATCGTCCATATTAGTTTCAGTATAATAAACAACTTTATTATCTTCAAAGATAACATAGCCATCAATAGTTCTATCTATAACATGACCTCTATATAGACCTATATTATAAGCTAATTTCATATTCATATTTTCTCTCCTTTTTAGTTTTAGTTTATAAAATAATAGTAATAAAAATATAACAATATTAAACAATATTAATTACTCATTATATCTTTTATTGCTTCTAAATCGGAACCATCATCACTTAAATCTTCTTTAGAAAAGCCAAAACAAAAGACTTCTCTTGCTTGTCTTTTAATTTCTTCTTTAGGAACTTGATCGTAGGGTTTCTTATATATATCTTCAATCATATCTTTAAATGTAATTTCTTTAGGCACTTTTAACCTCTTTTAAATTTTTAATTTTAATGATGTAGTTATTAAATTTAACTACATTAAAATTAGTATTATGTCTTTTACAGAAAACTTTTAATTGAAAAGCTAATTCTTCATAAGTATCTGTATCTCCAATTACTTGTGCTAAGTCTTCAAAGTGTTGTTTAGTTAAGCTCATTTTTTTCATTTTCATTTTCATATTGTTTAAATCTAATATCATCAAAAGATTCAGTTTTTTGCATATTAGAATATTCTTTCATTCTTGCAGGTATGACCACATTATCATCGCAAGGTTTACAGCACTCTCCATCTTCTTTTACTGGATAAGGATTATTACCCCAACCAATAAATTTTTCGTTACAAATACAACAAACTTTAGCTTCAGTCATATTTTTTACTCCTTATAATAGATTGGCGTAATTGTTCATTACGCCAAATTCTATATTCTTCGTTGCTGCGAGAGAGAAAAAAAGCAACTAAAATTCCTGTAATTATTAACCCACTAACTATTAGCATTTTGACTTTCTAAGAGTTTATAAATACCAGCATCTACTAGTTGTTTATAAGCTCCTTTTTTAGTTTTTTTTAGTCCTGTAAAATATCTTGCTAAAGTTCTTACTGTAGAACCTTTACTTGGACTACACATAATGTGACCAGTTTCAACT